ATACCCAGACCCTTCTCGCCCACCTCGTCGAGAATGTCAAATAAGTAAAAAAAGGGCGGATTGCGGGGTGGCATAAATATACATTATGGGTACCATGTGCTAAGGGCTAGTCTGACTTGATGTGGAGGGAGCTTCCTATCACCATTTCATTCTGTGAACACGGGTTGACCTGGGGCGGGGTGGTGTGATTTAATCGCGCGCGCATTCCTATGTGTATGTAGCAACACCTAGTGCACCGTGTGACACTGAGCGAACCGTCTACTTTCTGCGGGATGGTCGCCGATTCATGAGATCTTTAAGGGGTCGAACAAACGGACGCCGGTCACCACGCCGGACAACACTCCGAACGATCGACACAATCGGCAGCCAGCCCTCGGGCCAGTCGTTAAACCGTCACAGCTAAGTCTCAGATCTGGGATCCTGATGCTGTACCATTCTCTCAACGGCGCAAGTCGTTAACGAACCTAGAAAACTTAATGAGTGCCAAGCGAGCGTCCGGCGTACCGGCTCCGATCGCAACCCGTGTCTGATACGGGAACACTGTGGCCCTGCTATGCGATAAGGCTAGTTACCTTATGTGAGTCAAGGCAGGCATGGTGTGTCTGTATCTCTGCAGTCAAGTCGACTGTTCGGCGGCGGTATCCGATCTGGCACCAGTCTTTAACGACACACATCCATAGTCTCCCTGTATAGGAAGGCAGGTGTGGTGTCCCCTATCACAATTGAATACTCAAGAGCCTCAACAATTGAATAACAACATGACATTATGTGCATTCTGTGCACTAATTTACTTTTCACTGACTAGGGTTGACTTATTCCTTAGCGGGTGCAGGTTCTGTATACGCTACGAATAGGCCAGCCCTTCTCAATTTGTAGGGTGATCATTAGTGATCACGACTCTCTCCCTGAACCTATTTGGTTCACTGAGGGACTCAATCCCTTTTCATTTACATCAACTTACAGGTGATTCTCATGACTGATTTTGATTGCCACGCGGCGACTGAACTTGATCTTTACGCTCGCAATTTCTCCGGCGTTCACTACAACTCCGTCGGCAAATGTTTATCTAAGTTCCACCAACGTGGTGACTTTAACTATGAACGCGCTGTTAAATATATCGAACGCAACTTAGTTACTCCGGCTGCCAAAGATTATTTGCTCACACAATGCAGCATGACACAGAACTTACGTAATACCTTCCCTAAATCTATGCGTATGTTTGTATCTGAGCAGCTAGTTAGCAGCTTCCGCGCAGAATTTGAACTTGGTAACTACTGGGCTTGATTATGTCTAATTTCACCACAGAAAGTGTTGACTTGCCTTCTCATTGGGCGAGTTATCTGATCAACGGCGATGCGTCTTCGTTCTCACTAAATGATGACGGAGGTGAAGAAGAGATAGCCCTAATTGATAAGATCATCGAAGATCTTGGCTGGGGAGATCCTACACATACCTCAGAAGAATCAGGGTTTATGAAATATCATGACGCACATAATTATGGTGTGCTTGCTTCTGACTGCCTTACTTATTACTTTCTAGTTCCTTCTTCTGCATCATGATTCAAACTGACACTCGATACGCACAGCCAACTGTGTTTAAGGTCACCACAACCTTGGAGGACAAATACATTCAATTAGATACGCATGGCGACGTATCAGAAATGAACAGTGCTACTGGCAAAGTCGGTAACACTTTTATGCGTGTTGTTTCGTATGTATCGAACGACGCCGCTGTTTATGAAACTATTGAGTGGGAGGATTGATCATGACTAACATCGACCGCCTCAACGTCCCTGGTGTGGATGCACCTTACTCTCGTGTTCGTTCTATTGAACTTGCCGATCGCGAATCGTTCGCGTTGAGGGTATCAATGGATGATCCAGATAAGTGGATCAATTGTGTATACGAGAACTCACGATTCGCCACTTTCATGTGGCACAAATCTGAGGGAAAGATGCTGCTAGTTACAGCAAACAATCGCCTGGGTAAGTTCCGCAAACAGAACTGTAAATCCATGGATGAGTTCTGCACCAAAGTCAACAACTATCTCGCCAAACAATCATGAGCCACACTGAAATTCACTGGGTTTGCGTTGGTTACGATACCAAGAAGCATATGAACGATGCTCTTGGTTATCTAACTGATACAGCTACACAAGCTGAGGCTAAGTGTAAGCAATTGCATCCTAACTTCGAGATCTATTACACATGTCGCCACGATCAATGGGAGGCTAATCGTTAATCATGAGCACACTTAAACTCCCTAGCTACGGCGAACTGCACACAATTATCCTGCCTGATGGACAGGAAATTGAGATTGATCTGCGCGACAGAAACGACGTGCAGTTGTTTGTTAACAACAGCTCTGGCGATTGCTACGAGTCTGTGTCAATCAAAGACAACGATTGCGAAGGCAACCTTATCGATGACCATCCATCATTATCTGCTGCTGAACGTAACCCTTCCCTTTCTTAATCATGAAACGATTCCTCGCTTTGTACTTTCACCACGTCGATGAACACAACATCAAGAAAGAACATATGTATATCTATGCGAAAGATATATCTGAAGCATTAAGCAAATGGTCTGCTATCTCGTCTAAGAACGATCAGTTAGTGCACCTAACTCCTTACCTAACAGTAGACGAACAGTGGAAAGAATACGAGGCAAGGAAAGCATCACAATGATTACTATCTTATTTCTAGTAACTTGTTGGGCACTAATCATGTTCTGCTGTTATTGTCTTTTCGCTATCAACCCACAGGAGTATTAATCATGCAGCCAAAGAAGATCAGACGGATTGTCGTCACTCGAACCGTTATCTATGACGTTGATTGTTTCGAACGAGACAGCAACACGTTAGGTAAACCTATCGGCGACGAACATTTCAAAGACTTTGTAGTTACCCACGCTGACAAAGATCTATCTAATCCCTTTATCTACACACAGGAGGTTGAGATTAAATCATGAGCACTTCACTCGAGCTACAGCAACGAGTCGATAAAGCTTGCGAAAACTTTATCACTGAGATCCAAGAATGTTTGGAGGTTAACGAGAAGCTGAATGAAATGGATAGTGATCAACGTCTCTTCTTTATAGAGACTGAGGTTCTACCTATTCTCGACGACATCATTAACTACGATCCGACTGAACAAACACCGTACGAATTCTTTCACCAGTAAGAACAATGACTAAGCGCAAAGGCTAAGTACGTCACCGCTTCCCGCTAACGCGGAGCCAACTCACACAACACACTCACACAACACACTCACACATCACATCATCATGGTTGCTTACAACGCTGCGCGACGCTTCAAGAATCTCCTGGGGATGTTTTAGTTGCCATGCTCAAAGTAACTAACAGGACTAGAGCTTCAAAGACAGCAGGGAAATTTATCTACTGCCCGCACTGTGGTTCTCAACATCGAGTCTTTCACTTCGCTTGGTCAGCTATTGAGTGCACTGACTGTGGGAACTGCTCAGGTAAATGCGAGTATCTACTGGAGAAGCCCACGCTGCCTAAGAAAGATCGACCAGTGATCGCTCTGATCTTCGATCGCAGCTTCTGGAGCTTCATTGACAAGTTCAATGAGCACATTCTCTATGACTACGGCCACGAACTTGTAGAAGTAGATAGCAGCGGAACACGAACCGCATGGCACTACCGACCCATAGGAAACGATGACTACGATTCAGCGGAGGATTTACCTCTGTGGGTCTGGGATGACCTGCGCGAGTATCTCTCATTGAGACATAACATGATCCCAGAAGATCTAAGCGTCTGTAGGCGCATGGTTGACCCTGGTCTTGGCATAATGCTGCCGGAAGACATAGAAATTCTCAAACAAGGTGGACTTCCCGATGGCTGCATCCGAGCAAAGTGAATAAGGTAAGGTGTCGTCTACGTAACTGCAGTTTGAAAACATGGCTAAAGACAAACCACTTTCAAAGGAAGAAGTACAGGAGGCTGCTGATCTTTTCTTCGAATCTTTCGCGATCATTCGAACCGGAATGCCTGATGGATCTACAACGGAAGACACCCTAAAGGTGCTCGAATATGTAGCCAAACTGGCTATCAAGATGAGAATCGATCGAGAACGTGAGAAGCTTTCTAGCTTTGGCTACATGAAAGAGGTTAACGAACTGTAGTAACTCAAATCAAACGCAACCTATCATCACCGTGACCTGGCTTCTAAACAGCATTATTAACCTTTTGTTTATCCATCCGCCACGCAAACAAAGCCCGTCTAACCTGATCCCAAAGCGAATCTAAACATGACTAACACCGGGAACATGCCGACCTATCGGAATCTATTGCACATTCTCAAGGTTTTAGACAAAGAACAGTTGGACTGTGTTCCCACAATCTACAATGCTGCGACTGACGAGTACTTACCAATAGACAGGTTTGTGTTTGCGTCAGGCGAGGATAAAATCCTTGCGATTGATCACCCCTATTTCCGCGTCGATTCATGACCACAAGGCCTTTTATCATTCGATATCGAGACGCAGATAACAATCTGACGAAAACACACATCACAGCATCAGATTCAGTTGAAGCAATTCAAAAATTCAAACAAGATCATAAGTTCAATCTGATTTACGCCTGCATTCCAGATGACTTCGAACCCTGTCCCTGAAACTAGTTCTAACTCTAGGAACGACGTGACAAAAATCGAGTCGGAGATGCTTGAAGCTATTAAAGAGCTTAAAGACTGGAAGAAGCAAAATACACGAGTAGAGATTATCGATTTTCCTGGTATTGAGAAACGTGCGAACGTTTATCTTTACTCCAAATGTGTATGCAAACTCACTGAGGATGAAATAGAGATAAACCATCGCGGTTTTATGACTAGCACCACAAAATCTAGGCTTAACGCATTACTCAACGAATTCAACGGATCCGTGCAAATCGTTCAGATCAAAGGGGTGTGGTATCTAAAGATGAAGCACCCACTTAAAGAGTTTTCTTTCTCTTGGAAGGTAATCCCCTCCCACGCTCAACCTTTTACTTTCAAACGAATTTAATTATGTCAAACACTCACGAAATCTACAGCGAAGCGATTCTGTTCATTCTCGATTCACTCAGCCCAACAGAAAGAATCCAGCTTAAAGACGATTTACGCCTCAAGCTGGATCGATCTTATGAACTTCACGCCTCCACGCTGCAAGGCTTGAAAAAGCTAGAGGAGCTGATCAAGGTAAGCGATTACACCAGGCAGATAGGAGATTGATCAGTACGCTCTAGAGCGCACATAAGGCACTCCTCGGTACACAAGAACATTACGCCCATCGCGGATGTTCATCTCACGAGCTTGGGTTTCAATCCGCTCGCGCTCGATTCGTGCTTCCTCACGCTTTTTGTTGAGGTGTTGGACAACAGCAGTAGTCATGACAGTGTTTTTGTAGTCATTGCTACTTTAAATGACCAAACTATTTTTTGTAAGTTCCCCAGGTTACACAATGAGCAAACTCAACAAACTTGTCCCTACAGTCCTAACCCTGCTAATTGGAGCAGGTTGTGGAGCGCTAGGTGTAAGAGGGATGCAGATGACATTGAACAAGGCAGAAAGAGCTGAGTGCGAAAGAGTTCAGTACAGAAAATTGGTTCACCTGACCACGGTCGTTGGTGACACGTATCACTGTTTGCCTTCTTATTACTTCAGGAATCAATGAGACTCTCACGCTTCCTTAAACTCGCTAACGACATGTGCGAAGGCAGTCTCTGTTTTCAACAGTTCGTAGTGTTGACAGTCATTGCTGAAGAGCATCCTCTACCCATCGTCCGCTCAAAACTAGGGCAGACTCCTGCGCTGATGGAGACACCTAGAGCGACAATCTACAGACTCGTCAAGAATCTCATAGACAAAGGCTTGATCACAACAGGACAAGAATCGGAATCGGGAGACAAAGATAAGCGATATTCCTCTGTTTACCTGACAGGGAAAGGTCTTAACCTGTGGCAGAACTATGAAAGCTAGAAAGGAGCCCACGCTGCATGGTAAGAAAACCTCTAAGCATTTGTTTTATTGAGACATACTGTCGCTTGCCGCCAAAGCACCAGGCGCACACAATAGAAAGCTTTAAGTCAGCGTTAGATAATCTAGATCCCAAGGAAGATGCTGATGAAATTCAGATGACGAAGGAGGCTATTAAGACCCTTTCAGAATTAGCGGGGACAATCAACTAATTGTCACAACTAAAGCAGTTTTATTTTTAGATAGTAAATACCGTTAAAACGGTTTTCTCATTAGCTATCCGTGCTGAAGTCTCTTCTCGTCGCCTCCGCTCTTTTAGTGGCTGGTTCATCCGCTACTGCCGGCGAGGTATATGTGAACCCTGAATTCAACGCTGGAGTAGGCACCGACTCTGGTTTCGGTTCAGCCATTTTGGAAACTCACGTCGGCTATGAGTTCGACAACGGCATTTACGTGCAAGCAGGTCCCGCAGTCACCTTCCCCGACGGCGGCGAGAGCGACATCGAGCTTTCCGGCAAAACTGGCTTGTCTCACGGTCCTCTGTACGGCGAAGTTTCATTCATCACTGGCGATGACGAACTGAATCTCGGTTTTAAGGCCGGGGCTAAGTTCTATTTTTGAGGTAATCAAATGGCTTTACTACGGTGAAGCCTTTTACCGAGTAGTTGTGGTCAACTGTGTACGCCCGGAAAACTGGGAGTATTGTTGGCCACCTACTTGGCTCGTGCCTTACGTCTACGATTTGATCGAGTACTACTCAACTCCTCCATACAGCAAGGAAAGAACGTATCTTGAGGAAAATTATTGACGCGCTAGCAGTTACCGGCTTAAAGCTACCTTTCTGAAACACACAGGAGTTAAAAACTCCTTTGATTAATATTCTGTTCTTTTATATACATACAGTTAACGTCATTGTGTTTAATTCTTTCTTTGTATGAAAAAGTTTTTAAATAAGAATTTCTGTTTATGCTATCGCTTTAAAGCATACGGATGTAACGAAAGGCACATGGTTGACAGCAGCTAGCTATGTCGTTACAGTAAGCTCAGTGACGAACAAGTCACTCCATAACACACCAACAACATGAAAATCGAAAAACTCCAATCCAAGGCTCGCGACAGCGCAAGGTTGTGGGCAGCATGCGATGAAGCGCTTGCTCAAGTAGACGAAGCTTTCGGAACTCCTTGGCAAGCCTCCAGGGACATTCTCAACACCGCACTAACAGTCGCAGAGAGCAGAGGCTTCGAACTCGAAGAACTACAGGGTCCAGACTCGCCTTTCCGCTTTCCAGATATCGGCACTCAGGTAATCGTCCGCGTTTCTCGGTTGCCTGTTCCATGTGACGAGCTAGCAAAGCTCGACATGCGCATTGAGAAAATCGAAAGAGAGTTAAAGCTTCTCAAAAACAAGCGTAAGAGCTTGTTAGAAGAGCTCAAAATTAGAGGGCTCGACTTCATTACAGCCAAAATCACCACGGCGTACAAGCACATCACCAAATGAGTAATTCTGAAGTTTTCATCCTCCACTGCTCTGTAAACGCCTCAGTTAGACAGAGTGTACAGATTGCATTCGAAGATTACAAACTTCCTCAGTCTGTGATCGACACACTTAAACGAGCGAACGCGCTATCTATTAGACCTAACTTGTCGAGCGCTTTAAAGACGTACCTCGATGAGCTTCGTCTACTTCAAAAATATCTTTATCGAGACTGTACTATCTCCCACGGGGATATTCATTTTCTTCATCCTGATTATTTCGAAGATGCCATGAGCCGCATCGACGAGATAAAGGCTAAGACAAATGACTTCAACAGCTCTCTTAAAGAGATGTGGGCAGAAGAGTTCGGTAAGTGGCAAGCGACCATAGACGACTTCTTCTCACCGTTGTTTCAGGATCAACAGCAGCTCACAATAGTTCGAGAGGCGTACATGAAAATTTTCCCTACAGCGAAAGAATTTTCAAGCCCGATCAATGTTTGCGTAGTAGGTCCTTACCCAGCGTCACTTGAAAGAGTTGATGACCCTAGTGATATTGCTGACCAGATGCAAGACAAAGCTGCGATTAATACTGCAGAAGTTCTGGAGGCGGCTAGAAAAGGTGCACTCGACATAAGTCTAGGTAAGATCGCGGATCTTCTAGATGACCTAGACGCTCGACCAGCTAATAAGGTTGGTGACCGTGTGCTTTCAAGCAACCCTAAGCGAAGAGGCACATGGCAGTACATTTACTCACACTTAGAACTCTCCTCAAAGCATTGTCCTGCTCTCAAGGGAATCACCGCACAGGTTAAAGAGCTGATCGCAGTTGGTGAAACAATGCGTGACGCTCCTAAAGGTGTTGAGAGGGTAAATGCTTTTAGGCGATACTCTGAGGTGCGACAAAACATTCGCGACGAAGCTACCAGCATCGTTAAAAGCCAAGATTCCTCAAAAGGATTCGAAGCTCTGCAAATGTCTTTGACACTTTCAAATTCTTACGAAACTCTTCTTCAAACAATTCCCAACTGCAAATCACTCGATGACTTACAGAACCTCGAAGACGAAATTGAAGCCCAGACCGGTGTATATAAACACCGTGCGAAGCACCTGCAGCAAATTTTTGGCAAAACTAAGGAACTTCTGGTTGGAGCTTCCCTCATGGAAGCAGCTTCTGAGGAGCTTAAAACAACAGAAGTCAACTCCGTCTCGGACTGCGACTTTTGAACGACTAATTTATGCCAAATCAATCGACATTCAACGTAAACCTCAACGCAAATTCTTTTGATCATGGACACCTTTACTTTCACTGAATTACAGAACTTTCGTGCGAGCCTCAATCTTTCTTTTCTTGAAAGAACTGACGTTATCGATGGTGTGCTCGCCTCGATAATTACAGAGCAAAACTGTTTTCTTTTTGGCGCTCCTGGAACTGGTAAGTCTGAACTCGTTCGAGAGGTATCTAAAGGATTTGATGGTTCAAAGTTCTTTAGTTACTTACTTTCTCCTACCACGGATCCTTCTGAACTTTACGGCCCCGTGGCGGTGTCAAAGCTGCTAGAAGATGAGTATACCCGCGATGTTTCCGGATACCTCCCGGATAGCAATATTGTTTTCCTCGACGAGCTTTTTCGAGGGAGCTCCGCCGTTCTCAACTCGCTTTTACAAGTTCTGAACGAGCGCACCTTTAATAACGGCAAAGAACTAATACAAACAGAAATCAAATCAGTAGTAGCAGCAACTAACTCTTTTCCTTCTGAAGAATCACTTCAAGCATTCTGTGACCGCTTCTTGTTCCGACCGACAATCGAAGGTCTTAAAAAACCTACTAGCAAACGGAAGCTTTACGGTTGGGCTCTCGGTGGAAATAGACCGTCTGTGATTTCAAAGTTGACTATGGATAGTTTGAAAACTTTGAAGGTAGCGACAGAGCAAGTCGAGGCTTCTGATGAGTTCATCGATATCTTTACAGAATGCATGGACATGCTCGAAAGCAGGGGCATCATTATTTCCGACCGTCGTCGAGTACAGGTACTGAAGTTCCTCAGAGGTTGGGCAATCGTACAGGGCGAAGACACGTTACACGCTGAGTACCTTCACTCCACTCTTCATCACATCGTGTACCAATCAGAAGAAGATGTTGCGACGATCAAAGAAGTAGTAGATCAAGTTGTCCCCACGGCTGACAAATTTATTAGGTCGGCACAGAGAGCATCAAATGCTTTGATGAATGAGTTCAACACCCTAAGGACTCGATCATTAGGGAGCATCCCTGAAGTAAATGGTCACATTCAAAAACTAAAAAAACTTCTTTCAGACCTACGTCAGGTCGCAAACAGCGCAGAGAGTGCTTTAGACGACGGCAAAATGCGTTTCACTCCCGCTTCCAGGATGAAGGCTACGAAAGTCTGTCAAGAAATTAACCACAACATCGATCAAGTAGCAGAAGCTCTTTCTAGGTATCAAAAATGAACAAATACTCTGAGATTGTCAGACTCGCAGACTCTGAACCGTTAGTGATCACGGTTTCCGCTTTAACAGACTTTCTTTGGCCAGAGTTTGTCCGCGAAACAAAGCCCCAGGTTAAGTACTTCACAGACCGCTTTGAGATCAGGCAACTAAGCAGGTTTGGAAAAGAGTTGTTTGAGCTTTTCTATTCAGGTGGCGATGTAAAACCATTAGTGTCTCTCGAAGACGCAGAGAATTATTTCCGAGCCAAACAAGGCGGCCAAGTAGTAGACGCTCCTAAAGGATTCAAACCAGAAAATACTTTCTGGAACAATGTACTCTTAGACGTCACGAACAGCCCTGTTTATTCTGCGATCCGAGAAAATTGTCTTGGTAAACACTTTGAGTCGGGTAATACAGCAGTTTGTGTTTTGAACGAACTTAGTGAAGTTCTTAATGAGATGTTGTCCGAAGACAATAGTGTTTACCAAGCTATGACAGAGCTAACGCAGAATCTTGAAGACTTGCGTCAGAAATTTGTCGAAGCTATGCAGGCTGGTGACACACGAAAAGCTGCCGAACTTAGGCAAGAAGGAAAAGAGTTAGGACAGCAAATTGAAAATATTCTCGATACACATCATTCTCGATTCAAGGCTGACATCGAGCAGTGCATCGAGAAAGCTCAAGAAGAAGCACAAGCCATTCAGGACTCACTTAATTCGTTAGCGGGCGACCACGAAGGCTTCGGGGTTCGTCTCGACGACATCAAGCAAAAGAAAGAGCTAGCTAAAAAACTAAGTAAAAATAAGAAGCTTATGCAGCTCGCCAAAAGACTGGGAGGAATGAAACAAGCATGGACTAAAAGATTTCGTGCGAAAAAGAGTAGATCTAGTTTTAGTGACATTGTCGGGGCGAAAATGTCCGATGACATCACGAAAGCGTTTCCGTCTGAGATTGCACTAGCCGCGACTAAAAAAGGAAAAGCTTTATTCGCATATAAACTTTCCCAAAAAACTATCCTCACTAAAGACTTTGAAGCAAAAACCCACGAGCTAGACCAAGGCCCTGTTGTTATGTACGTAGACATATCGGGCTCTATGGCAGGAGATTCGGAACTTTGGTCTAAAGCAATCGCTTATGTAGTCGCTGAACAGTGCTCAAAAGACAATCGGGAGATTCAAATACACCTCTTTGATTCAGCAGTAAACCAAAGCATTGTTTTAGAGCCACGCTCGCAGAGCACTGAGGAGCTTCTTCAATTTTTAATGGAGTGGTTTAGTCGAGGCGGCACTTCCTTCGACCAGGTAATGAAGCATGCTTATGGTTGCGCCAGTATCGACCCAAAAGCTGACTTGCTGATTATCACTGACGGAGAGTGTCAAGTAACGGACGCCACTGTGCGTAAGTTCAATATTTTCAAGGACACAAACGAGTTAGATGTCCACGCTTTCTGTATTGGGAAAAAAAGTCACAGTCTCACGAGATTCTGCGACTCTGTTCACCTGGTAGATATCGAAGAGGACACTGAGAGCTCTGAACTAATACAAAACGCCATAAGCTAAGACAAAGAGTAAAGCGGGAGTTTACGTATGAGTTATCTCGGCGAGATCATAGGAGAATTAGAAAAAATTAGCGCTAAATACAAACAAAATAAAGACGCAGCTGCATTCACAGCGTGGATTGCCTCGTGTTTAACGCAGGTAGAGGAAACGACAAAGATGTGCTCTTATGAAAACCGACTCATAACTTACTTAGCAGGTCCAGAGATTTTCAATGTCTTGGTCATTGGTATGGACGGCAGCCCTAAATCAGAAAGGACAATCCGACTCCAACCATATATTACAAAAAATTATTCTTGCGATACCCTAAAAGAGCTTCACGGTGTCATTACATGCACTGCATACGAACTGTGCAACATAGTGCAAGAGATCGAAAGTGAAATAACTAAGACGCGCTCCTATTGACGATTCAAAGAATGTCATTACGCTGGACGAGTTGATTGCCAACAACATGCAAGTCAAATTTGAAATTGCAGGAGTCCAGCTGAAGGAGTCCGAAGCCAAGACCCTGTTGTCTATTGGAAACACAATGCCCACTCTCACCGTGGATCTATTGGATCACGTAGATGTGAAACTTCTGGATAGCGGCAAGCTTTTCAACCTGAGCATTGAGAAGAAGCACCCAGAGTTAGCAGCAATTGCGGCTAAGCTAGCGATCACAGGACCAATTAAAGCACCAAAGAGGAAGGTAAAGCGGAACAGCCTGAGCGAGCTGGAAGTCAAGAAGATCTCCCTTGACGAAGCTCTTGACAGCCTTTGCACTTCCACAAGTCTTAGAAATGTAGGAGCTGCGATGATTCTGCAGTCCTTGGCGAACACAAACAAAGCAACTATTCGTCAGATCGCTGTCGATCAAGTAAATAGCCTTTGGGATCAAGACGTCTCAACAAAGTCAGAACTGTTTCTTGGTTTTCACAGAGCACAAGGTCGTTTTGCTCCTTTCGTCTCGAAAGCTAAAAAAGGTTTGATCACCTATCATTCCTCACCTTTGTACAGCGCACTTCGAGACGGAACTGCGTGGCTAAAGCAAGCCGGGTTCTTAGAAGTCACTGAAGGAACTGAATTTGGTTCTGTAGACAAAAAGCTAAACGGAGTTGAGCGTCACCTTCAGCGCAAGGTCTACACCCTCAGCCTCTCGGAAAGCGGTGAGGTGCTCGCCGACACCTGGGCCGACATTAGTGATTTCACAGTTAACTTCTGGAACAATCGGTTGGTTTGACGAAAGTCAAGCTAAGCTCAGAGGACCGCAAATGAAGCGGTCCTTTTTTATGTCATGAACATCAATTACGTCACCACACGGGCTGAACTCGAAAAGGCTCTGGCCGAGCTGTGGACATTACCAAAACTCTGTGCTGACTTTGAGACGACTGGACTAGACGCTCGGGTGCATGAGCCCAGGCTTTTACAACTGTGTACTACACAAGAAGACGTAGAAGACAGAACTGTTTATGTAATCGATTTTTTCAAATGCAAAGATACTGATGGTTTAAAAGCGTTGATCGAATCTCGAGAAATGCTTTTACTTCACAACGCGAACTTCGATTTACAGTTCTTTTTAAAACTAGGTATAGATTTCAAGAAAAAGATTTTTGATACTTTTATAGCGGAGCGATGCTTACGTGCAGGATACAAAGAGAAAAAAGTTAGCCCTAAAACTGAAAAAGTTTTCTTCGGAGACGTTAGTTGTTCGCTGAAAGCTGTTGTTGAGAGACGACTTGAAATTGAAATCTCTAAGGAACAACAGGTATCAGACTGGAGCGTCGAGGAACTGTCTTTAGATCAGATCGAATACGCAGCTAAAGACGTCGACATACTCCCTAAAATCGCTTCACTTCAATTACAAGAGCTAGCTGCTGAAAACTTGCTAGATGTATATGCTCTCGAGAGTAAAGTTATTCGCCCGGTGGCACTTATGTGTCACTATGGTTTCGGTGTCGATGTCACTAAGGTAAAAGCTCTGCAAGCTCTAAAGCAGCAAGAACTTGACACAGCGACTAAATTATTTTGTGAGTCCCTTGATCGGCGATTACCTGATGAACATAAGCTCCCACGAAGAGCTGATGGTACGATCGCCATTGGCAAGAACGCAAAAAAAGAATTCAATCCTGGATCTAATACACAGTGCGTCCGATGTTTCAACGAGATCGGAACTGCTCTGCCAGTTGACGCAAGAACTGGAAAACAAACTTTGTCTCAGGTTGCATTAAGCGAGTTCGATAGTGACGACGAAACTTTAAACCTTTTAAGGAAACGAACAAAACTCGAAACGGCGTTAGCACACGTAGAAAAAATTATCACCAACATAAATCCTGTGTCTACAAGGATGCACAGTGGTTACAATACCTACGGAGCCAATAGCGGTCGTTTCACAAGCTCTGGATCCAAAAGAGTTACCGGAAATAAAAAGAAAGATAATTGGGGTATCAACATTCAACAGGTCCCAAGAGATAAAGAATTCAGAGAATGTTTTATCCCCACAAAAGGATTCAAATTCGTTATTGCTGACTACTCACAAATTGAACTGCGCTTAGCGGCTGAGTTGATTGGGATACCTCAGATGATCGAAGCATTCCAGAACGGAGCTGATTTACACACGCTGACGGCAAGTCTCATCTACCACGTCCCGCTCGAAGAGGTAGAAAAATCCCAGCGCCAAATGGGTAAAACTCTTAATTTTGCTTTGCTTTACGGTATGGGTTTTAAAAAGTACAAAACATATGCTGCTAGTTCAGGAAACATCATTTCACTGTCTGAAGCAAAAGTGGCTCACTCTGGGTTCCACAGGGCTTACCCTCGTTTGAAAGAATGGCACCGCGAACGTAATGCAATGGTTCAAGATGGGTGGACATACGTACGTACGCCGATCGGGCGACGGAGACTTTTAAGCTACGACGACGCAGCTATGACTACCTGTGCGAATACTCTGATTCAAGGTGCGGGAGCCGATATCTTGAAGCTTGCTATCGCGAGACTCGGAAAACTTGTTAACAAGAATTTCCGCCCTATCGCCACGGTGCATGATGAACTAATATTTGAGGCTATCGAATCCGAAGCGGAGCACTACAAGGACGTTTTAGAAACTGAAATGAGACTTGCAGCGGAGTCGGTTTTGACTAAAGTTCCCGTTAAATGCGACGCCAACATCGGCGACTCCTGGGCTGAAAAATGAATTTAGTAACTATCTGGCTACCCGAAAACGAAAACCGCGAGGTGTTCACAGCAAAGACTGACAGCGGTTACGTCGGATGCGTAAAGATGGATAAGTGCACAATTATGACTAGAGAATTCTTCGAGAAGCCTCTAGTGGCAGCGAATGCAGCTAGAAGATTAAGTAAAACACTGAAAGAAAACGGACTGGTAAAAGAAACAGTAAAGGTTAAAACACAAAAAGTTAAAGAGACAAAACCAAAAACATTAGGTAAGTTAACAGGGAAGCTATTTACGGATGAGCAGCGCTGTAACATGCCGCTACTCAGTTTCCAAGAAGTATGGGTAGTCACTCGTGAAAACGAGTACGTTCTCGACTGTCTAAATACAGAAAAGAAACTTTTATGCTCTTACACCGACGATAGACAAGCAGCTAAACGTTTTAAAGATTACGAAGAGGCAAGGCGTGTTTCTACAACACTAAAAGGTGTTGTGGGTCCAGGATTCAATATCAGCCGATATTGGCTGAAAGTAAGCTAAATTAAGGTATATGTAAGTATGTTTGAGCATGACCGCTCTTCGTTATAGCAAACCAATGATGTCTGGTCTGCGTAAAGCAGGTCGATTATTTGGATTAGACCTAGCGAGTTTGTTTGACGACGACGGCGAAGCTACAAGTGGTGATTTCGCTCCCGCTCTCCAGTTTCAAACGACTGCAAAAGGAAAAGGTCAAGGTTTATTCTTTCGTCCGCAACAGCAGAACGCAGTAACTACGACGCTTAACCTAATCCCACGAAGGCAACAGTTAGACGCGCCAAGTGAAATTGAAGCACCTTCTCTGCCCTCAACCCCAACTACCCCGGAAGTAGAAGAGGAAACCCCAGAGGTCGAGGAGCAGCGTAAGTCACTGCGTGACATCGCATCCGAGTACGGGGCAACTGCGTTGTTCGGTCACCAAGACTATAAGAAAGCCACGCAAGAGTACGGTTACGATCCAAGTGAAATTAAAGCGTATCTGGAAGAAAATCCTTATATGCTTGCGTCAACCAATCGAGCTGGGCGAGCAGGTGGTTTATTCGAAGAACTTTCTAGAGGACAAGTAGATCTTTCCAAAGCTACGACTCGCGAATACGCAGAAAAAGCGGCTTCATTCAAACCAGCTGAAGGTCAAGGATCAGACATTCAAGCTTTTAAAACTGCGCAGGACTACGCTGGTTCGCCTCAGATTTCAACTGGTTTTGGTCAAAGCGCTCAGTACTTCGGTGGGGAAGACCTTAAAGCCGCTCGGATGTCTGGTTACGACGATGCAGCAATCAAGTCTTTCTTAGAGAAAAACCTGGAGTTGGTTCGCGGTCCTAATGCTCCAGGTGGATCTAGCGAAATCGGTCAGATGCTCGCAGAATTTAAACCTCAACAAACGAACACCGGAGGATTTCAAAATACTGTGAATGATGTAGACAGAGGAGCAGCCGCGATCGGAACAGGTGCAGGGCAAAGTGCTCAGTACTTCGGCCACGCGGACGTAGAAAAGGCTAAAGCAGGTGGAGCAAGTAACGAACAAATCGCTGCGTACATTAAAAACAATCCAGGACTACTCCGAGGTGGTAATGTCGCTGGTGGGGGAGGTCTTTATGATGAATTTAAGCGATACATGTAATTAAAAGTGTCCAAACTATTTAAAGAACTCAAATTTTGGTATAACCTCTACCGAGCCGTGAGATTGCTGGACTCTGAAGAACGCAAGTCGCTCCTCAGGTTCCAGCCAAGCAATGACGTCTACTGAGAGATACAAGCTCACAGTAATAAAAAGAGACTGCCGAACCAAGCTCGGGATAAGAGCTTTAGACGCTGCCCATGCGCAAGCGCAAGGACTAGATATAGCGAGGAGCCTCGGGGCAGAAAGATTTGAGCTCGGCTACGGCAAAGCGAGACAATCTATTCTTGGAAATTTATATGAGAAGCTTGCTTATAACGACTTTGAGCACGAACAATGTTTTGAATGGGTCGGATCGCTTACTAACAGAACCCCTTCTGTCTACGCTCTCGGCGCCCGCTACTACGTGCGACCTTTGATACTGGGATACTTAGATATAGAACGAGATGAGACAGTTAAGAATACTTGTGGTAACTATAAATGCATCAACCCATACCACAATCAATATTTAAAATCAAAAAACTCTAAGTTAGGTAGCGGAGACCTGCGAATTCTCCTAGCATTTCGAAGCCAAGGCGCTAGCGCAACGCAAATCGCCAAGGCACTTAACGTACACCGATCAACGATCTACCGAACTCTCAAAAATGAACGTCTTTTTGCTGGGGATTAGGATCACAGACACAGCGCAAGTCGAAGACGGAAAGGTCAACGTCATCGCTGAGTCTCTTCCCTCCTCCAATAAGCGAGTCGCAACTAAAGTCCAACTAATCCAAAAGGAGGACCACTATGTCGGCAAACTGCTCAAAGATCTGAGCGAAAAGCAAGAAGTACTTGCAATTGGTCCGACTAAGGCCACGCCGGATGGTGTAATCCAAATGCAGCCGATGCTGGTTGTTACACCTGAGAACTTCAGCGACATCCTTGCCATCAACACCTTTATGGCTTGCGGTGGTCTTGGGCCTAGAACTGAGGAGAACGAAGTCGGCGACTCAACTGTCACAAACCGTTCGATTGCTTGGCAAGCTCCCGACGACAACGAAACTAACTGGTTCAAGCTGACGGCTTGGAATCAGCACTCAAAGCAACTTGCTGAACTCCCTAACGGCACTCCAACAATTGCAGTTGGTCGAGTCAGTACAAGCGAAAAAGACGAGAAGCAGTATTTGAACTATGCAGTAGATCAAATTCTGTATCTCCCCAAAGGCACGAAGTCCGCGCCTAAGAAAGCAGCCGACCCCGACAAAGGACAGGTCTCTGCAGCGGCTATTGGTTCAATTAACTTTTCTCTCTGATCAATCATGGTTTTTATCGCTGGACAATTTGCGGCTGATGAAATTCTTTGTCAGGTCCCACCGCACACACTCCGTATCGATCTTCAGCAACGTCGCTGGAAGTCGGATACGGATCCCGATCAGGCAATCACAGATTCCAATGACAACGGAATCCCTATTTCATTTGTACTGCTCGGGTTTACTCCCTTCTATGGGAACCTCGGTATGCGAAACCGTCAGGAGTTCATTCGGGTCGCGTTTATTGGTGTTGACCCTACTCATCGTCTGCTTCCTAGTCGATGTGTTGCAACTGCTGTTATCTCTGGCAAGAGTAGTCAAAAGAACTTCATCTCGTATTTTCAGACCTTATACAACAACCGCATTAACGTTGCGGAGGTAGTCACGCAGACTAAGTTCGTTCAGAAAAGTTTTACTCAGACTGACCCCACAACGGGCGCAGATACGGGTAAGGTCAATTACAACGTACTCGAATTCGTTGACCGACCGGCTAAAGACGACGAAGAAAAAGCCCTCATTAAAGATATTAACGAGTGGCTCCAAGGGGATGGAGGAGATCTGGTATCAAGTGCACTTCGTTCTCATATCTCCGGTGCGAATCTGGTTGAGTTACCTCTCGGATCAGACCACGCGGAGATTAAGGCGGCTTTTGACGAAAAGCATCCTCAACTTGAAGGAGACAAGGCTGTTGGGCTCAGTGCTCTACCCGCAGGCGCTGGTGAACCCAAATCCACCCCTCCCGAAGTCAAATCAGAAACCAAAGAATTGACCAAGGAACAGAAGGAAGCGTTGAAAGCAGCGGGGTTATCGGTGTAAATTACGAGTTCCACACACCACATCTAAGCCGTTGGTTAACCCCAGCGGCTTTTTTATTTCTCAAGAAGGGTCTTCAAGTTCGGAAGATCAACTCCCATGTCTGATACTTCCTTAGCCAAGTTTTTGAAAAGTCTTTTCTGAACAAGGAAGTTAGCGTGAAGCAGATCTAAAATCTCAACTAAGTCTTCCTTCTTGTCTACCTTCTGTGCACGGGACATAAAATTATGATGATAAAACTGTTGTTCTAACGTCATATACTCACTCAACCTTTTAACTAGATCATTCCCATCCATGAGCTTCTACCGGGTTCCCGACAATATCCTCAATCCTATTGTGAAAAAGGATTTTTTATCAGGACGGATCCTGTTACCTCTTGACACCGATGGACAGCTGGAGTCTCAGCTAAGGTCTCAGGGATACACAGATTGCATCAGGGCAGACAATGATACCGATCACCTCGATGCTGCTTGGTGGAAAGGCTTACCTAAGTTCGATTGGACCTTGGCGATTACCCAAGGTGTCCGTGGAAACATCCAATGGATCATCGAACCCGGTTACGAACTTGCTACTAGGGGTCTTATTATTCTTGACCGCTTGACGTTTCTAGAGCCCACACGGGCAAGATCAGAATTTTTACTTGAGAAACCTTTGTCCAACCTTATTATTTTGAACCCAAGGCCTGTATTTCGTGCTGACCAAAGACAAACAAAAGACTCTGTAACTTCTGTGTGGATGATATATGACAAAACGATTTCAAAAGGTAAAGGGACAAATATTGATTTCGATGTAAGCTGGCAACGACCAAAATCCTTTTTATGAGAAAATGAAAGGCAGGTTGCAACTCCTCTTGAGTCAGTGGATTGAAACACAACAAGAAACAAATAAGAAACTAGATACCATTGCGTCGCTGTTGGTGAGTAGCCAGATACTGCAAGAGTGTGTGGGTCACGACGGACAAGCTAGGGCGGCTGACGAAACTGCTGAATTAGTCGCAGATTCATTCTCTGCAGCTCGTTGCCTACTCAGCGAGTTAGATCAAAGAAACAGAGACTTTGAGTATCAAAAGAGTGAGTTCTTTATCGAAGAAGAGAGCAGTGAAAACAGAGACAATGGCAACGGTCTAGCTCAGTTCTAGTATTAGGTAAAAGAAAAAGTATGGATACACGTAAAACTATTAACGGTCTTCGGCACTACAAGTGCCCAGGAGTACCTGACTACCTTCCTTCAGTCACTTCAATTTTAAGTAGTACTCAATCAGCGAAGACGCAGCAAAAGCTGGC